AAATTATATGCATTCGTATTGTGTTCTTTTCCACAATGACAAATCACCTTTATAGGAGGCCTCTTCTTATGGTGATTTTTTTCGTACTCTTCTTTGGTAGTGACAATTTGTATATTTTTAGAGGAAGCGGAGGACACTAAGGCGTCCCACGGGGTCCTACATCTTTTAGATGTATACTCTTTGTAACATTCCGGACATCTAGAGTTTCTATTGATGAAATTGCTCAATCTAGAGTAATACTGATGGCCAACAGGGCATTCAAAAAAAGAAGGGGCCACCGAATTAACGTATGACCCCAAAAGCTTATATCCAAATTTTGCCAATATTTCGATTACGGTTTTTTCGCTTAGTTTCTTCATACTTATAAGATTATCGCTTATCTTGGTGCATTAATCAAGATAAAATCTAATATCTTATAAGTATATAATACTATTAAGGAAAACTAGGAGTGTCACCTTCGTTCTGAGGACCCGATTCATCATAAGTTACCGTTCCGACATAGTTAATTGTAACTTTGGAGGTCGCCTTAGCATTGAAATTGTCGTTATCTTGTGTAGGTACACATCCCTCAACAACCCTTACAGTCTTTCCACTCTGTCTATCTACAATGGATATGACAAACGGCTCAAATGTAAGGAGTTGGCCGACCGTAGGGACCGATCCACCTTTAAGAGTATGCACTCCAGCGTCAATGACTCTAAAACCACTACAGCTAACATTAATCTGCTCGGCAGAAGTGTAAACGACTTCCTGAGGGCCGAACTTGCCTAGCGTATGTATAGCTTCAGTGCCATAGGATCTACTAGTATTGCAACTTTCAAAGATACCTACCAAAACGCCATTAACGTAACATTTCCCGCGTCCCCCGCTCATGGTCTTGCTGGTACCTGCTGTTCTTAAATCTGCCATATTAATTCTCCTTATACTCAAAGATTAACCCTTTATGGGTTTTCTTTTCTTTTCTTAAAACTTGTGTAATTACTCCGCTATTTAAATTAAATTCTTTTGCAAATTTAACTACATCTAAAAAAGTTCCAACAAATTCACCTATTTCGTAAACAGCTTGGCTTTTTCTGATTTCTCTTTTAATTTTAGTTATCCTATAAACGTTAAATTCTTTCGAACCATTTCCCTTAAGAAAGCTAATTCTTTTGGTCGGGTCAAGATGTTGTTTTAAGGCTCTTTTTCTGTTTTTCTCATTATCTTCTTCGCTTCTTTTCCATTTGCCGAATTCGTTACTAATAGCAGACTTTCTTATTTTTTCTATCGTTTCCCTAGAATGTCTTCCGTTTTTTCTTCCTAACATCAAATTATAGCCGTTGGGAGTTAAAGTGTTAAATTCTAAAATTAATTCTTTCTCTCTTTTGTCTAAAGATTCTACAGTAGAACACTCTTCTATAGTAAAAGCCTCGAATTTATCTATTCCATATTTTCTCATAGCCCTATAGAGTGGATATTCGAGTTCACCTTTTTCTGCTGCCTTTAAATGTTGATTAAAACGAAAAATCAAAGATCTTATTGTCTGTCCTACATAGACAACATTTCCAGAATCTCTATTTTTAATCCCGTAAATTAACATTTAAAATACCTTAAACCGCGCTCTGTACTTGCGAGATATTGATAGAAATTGGAATGAAGTAAATTGCCGTAGCGAGCTTGATTTCGACACCGACTTCCATATTTGGAGCCAAGATCGTTACCTTAGGGTTCTTGTATCCAAGAGGGGCATCGGTGCTAGAAGCAATAAGCTTCAAATTCTTATACCCAGACATTTTCTGGGCCAAGAACGTCAAACCAACCGCAGCATCTACATCGGCCAAAGACTTACCTACAAATGCAACCTGGAAGCTTTGAGCAAGGTCTAGTGCTATTAGATCCGAGCAGTACACGGCCTGAATGCTGTTGTAAACGAAGGAACTGTCGAAGCCAAATGTGGTTTGGTCTGACACCCAGTACTCACGGGAAGTATCCTTAGAGAGGAACAGAAGTCCTGCACTAAGAGCATCTTCGACGTTCCCAGGGCTTCCAGAGTCGAACCCAGAAGGATCAGTGAAGCTAATCACATTTGCAGCCTTGTTGACGATGGCCTTATAGAATCCACCGGCTTGCATCCCAGCTGCCAAACAAGCAGCATACCAAGGCTGAAAGCTAACAATGGCACCCACAGAGTTCGATTGGGTGATTTGTTGCATGGTCATTGAGCAGCGATAGTTTCCGAGGCTCTGAGCAGCAGTTTTAGCATTCTGGTACGTATCCATGATCGAAAGGATACAGATACGATTACGTTTAAGCTTAGGAGTACTGAAAGTGATACAGTGACTCTTAACCGCAGCATTCACGGCAGCGATAGTATAGGTGCTTTGACTGTCTGTAAGTCCAGCTGTGAGGTCCAAGCTAGCATCTCTAGAGAAGAGAGGAACGATGATATTACACTGAATCCCACCAATCTGGGTCAAAGCGCTTACAATGTCGGCGGCCAGAGTTGCCCCACGAAGCCCACCGGACAACCATACAGATTGAGAGGTAACACTCGGCAAGCCGGCACTACCCGTACTTGCAGTAACGGTGAAGTTTAGCGATCCAGAGGTAGCCATAGCTTTCTGGAAGTCCGAGGCTGCCTTCTTAACACGACCCGGCATTAAACCAGCTCCGCTGGAAGCGATGCCGATTGCAGTAACAAGATCAAGAGCACTAGAAGGAAGCTGTTGAGCAGCAGCAGATGCTACGGCTGTATATCCCGATTGCGAGCTAATAAAAGAAGCAAGGTCAGCAAGAGTCTGATACTTCGTAGTATCAATACTCAGGCTAGCAGGTCCACCCACAGCGGTCGTGGTCAGGAGACCTACAGAACTTAAGGTCAGAGTGCAAGTAGTAGCAACGCAACCAATCGAAAGAGCTATAACAGCATTGACGTCAATATTTTCGTTCACATTCGCAGAACTATTAACGACGTTCACTTCAACGCCAGGTTCTACAGAGCTAACAACCAATCCAACAACCAACCCAAGAGCGGCAAGATCACCAGGGACGGAATCGATAAGTTCAAACGACTTACCCCAACCCTTACGATTAGCAGCAGAATCAGATGAAATGGTAAGCTTAATAGAACTAACGGCGGTTCCAGCTGCGGCAACGATACCAGCAGGTAGTAAGCCGTTAAGTTCGGTTACAAGATGAGAGATAGTGTCATGGCTACCAGTAGTACCACTCAGGGTAACCACAGAAGCAACTGCACCTTCCAGTCGGATAGTGAAAGCCATACCATTGAGGGTGGCGCCTAACGAAGGAATGGTCCCGCCAGAAAGTGAAGGTGCTACTTCCGAAGCGATAGAGGTGATGTTATACTTGAAGCTGTTACCAGCGGTACCCCAGTTTTTAGACTTGAAAGTACCATAGTCGGTATCCACAATGGCAGAAGCCTGGACTCCGGTATTTGTCTTGACGATGTAGATCAGGTTTGCACTGCCAGAAATGTCAGTATCGGCAGAAGGGCTAGCGAGAGCCTGCATAGCGTCCACAATAGGACCTGCAGTGTATATTTGCTGAACCTTTGCGAACTGGTCAGGAGAAAAGGTATTTTGACTGAGAACTACATTTTTGAAGCTATCTCCGCCATCGGCTTCGCCCATGATGACTATGATACCTGATTGTCCCAGAGCAGACGGACTGCTTTGTACGGAAACGTTGGGGTAAGCTCCGGGAATATTGGTCGAAATCCAAGGGGTTGTTAATCTTAAAGACATACAGTACTCTCTCCTTATTAAACTTTAACTAAACCGAAATGAGCAAGGCCCGATTCGAATTTTTCTGGATCATCAAGTTTCGAACTTTTGAGGTGCAACCAAATAATTTGCTCCAAATCCTTTTCCTTACCATACTTATGCCTTTCTTTTGCCCAGAAAAGCCGAAAAAATTCACGTTTCTCTTGTTCGGAAAAGGTCCTCTCACAGGCAACGTGGCGAGAAGCTCTAAGAGCCCTTGCTTCTTCAATCGACATTTCTTCTTTTTCTATAACTCTTTCTTTCTTTGCCATATTACACCGGAAGCTTTGGGGCTTGAGCAGCTGGAGCGTCAAGAGCTGCAGGAGCAGCCGGGGCTTTAGACTTACGCTTACTTTCCATATGACCCAAAAACTTAGCAAGCTTCAAGTGACCCTTCATTTCGTCAAAACCGGCGACATTCTTACCGTCTTGGCCAACCTGAGTAGGGGTAGTACCTGCCAACTCATTATTACCTTCTTTTTGCTCAGCGGGATTACTTTCTGGAGCCTTCTGCTCTTCTACTCTCTCACCGGGCTTAGCTGGTTCGCCCTGGACCTTTTCCTTAGGGCGGATCTCGCCTTTTGGCTCAGCTTTCATAAGCTCGGACTTAGCAAGGAGTTCTTGCGTCTTTTTAAGAACTGCCTCAACCGCTTGCTTTGGAGTATACAATTTCTCGGCCATGTTAAAATCCTCTTTATCTCCATGTAAGATTGCCCTAGAGGGCATATAACACATCTAACTACTTGATTTTATTACCTTTATGTTTTTTCTGCATGAAATCTGCTAACTTCACCAATGTGGGATGTTTAATACCATCAAAGGGTTGCTGCTCTGTTTTAAAGAAAACACTTGGCTTATCGGTAGCTTTGGGCATACTTTTGGCCTTTGGCATCCTTACGTTTGTAGCTCCTACCTTTCCGGGATTTGGGACCGAAACGCTAGGGATTCCCATAGCCTTGATAAGTTCTTCGGCCTTTTCCATACTGCCTTCGCACTTATGCCATGCTGCATTAACTGTCGCCCAGTCGCTGTCTGTAAAATCGGCAACACTTTTACCACGCTGTTTAGCTACAGAATGCTTGATAGCATTCCATTTTTTCTCATCGTGCGGTGACTTAATAAAGGAGGGCATAAGTTAAAGATTAACTGCCATTTTG